CCCTGGAATTTATTCACGTGATCCATGAGCCCGCTCTTTTCAAAGCGAGACATTATCCCGTTGATGTCGCACTCCTCTTTGAAGGATTGCTTCGCCATGGTCTCCTCCGGAAATTTTTTCCGGACCCGCAGATGCGGAGCATGAGCGATTTGGAATTTTTGCTTCATCGGATTCTCCTCAGTTATCTAGAGAGCTATCGCCCCGGCGCCGCCGGTGGAATTTTCCAATTTTTGCGAAGCCTCTAGAGGTTCCAAGGCCCCTTACGGAGCCTGTTAGTAGTGTTTTTGCAGCTCGTGCCGAGCTGACGGCGGCACCAATCGTGCCGCCTTCTGTTCTTAGTTGCCATCTTCGGACCGCAGCGCCCTCGGCCGAGTTCCAATAGTCCCTGTCGATGGCGCGCTTTGCCTCGTCGGCAGCATAGCCCGTTCCGGCCATTCTTATATTTTGCGTCTCCTGATAGAGCTTGTACGCCGATTGTTGAGCGACCCGCTCTTGCTGTGCCAGGAGTCGCAGGTCCGCCTTCTGGCGGGTTGCGGCGACCGCTGACGATACGCCCTGGCTCGCGCCCAGAGCAGCAGCGGCGCCGACATTGGCGGGAGTATACGAGGCGCCTCCCGGAACGCCTCCCCCGCCTTGTTTATAGGCGAGCATGGGGTTAAGACCCGCTTTTTTCATGTCCGCCATCGTGCGCTGATAGCGCGTTGAGGCCATTTCCTTTTGAAAGGCCATTTGTCTGCCGGCGGCTTTCTTCGCCGCCTTGTTTTGCAGCATTGTGCCGGCGAGGGACATAGCCCCGCCGGCCAGCCCACCGAGCATTCCCAGCATTAGAAATGATCTATGAGACCCGGGACGCTGTACATCGGCATCGGCCGAGCGCACCGGAGTTGAAAGTAGCTGTCCCAGAGGAACTGGGGCTCGTTTAGGACCGCGATCACGCGGTCCACCGGCGGGTCCTCCTCTATGAAGGCACCGCCGAGAGTGGGTAGTGTTGCGAAGTCCTGGGCCAGGTGCCAGGTGTCGAGTGATTGAGGATGTGACGACCGGAAGGTCCCAGTTATTTGGCTGGGCTTATAGCGGTATTCCGCGAAGCGTTCTTGATAGCCGAACACGGCCGTGTCGGCTGGTAGTCCTTGGGCCATGATTTCCTGATTCAGGACGCTTTGCTCCCCCAAATGGGCGAGCGCGGGCCAGTAGTAATCCCATCGCGTAGAGCGTGAGAACATACGAGACAACCCCTGTTGGTAGTTGAGGTCCGCTCTTACAGAGACGAGTCCTATGATGATGCAGTGTTCGGTAAAAGATTTGTTGAACCCGTGCCCATTGAGGTTGACCGTGCCGAGAGCGGCTAGGTTTCCTTGTGGGGTTGTTGCGTCTGTAGACGATGTTTGAGCGATTGGGTTGATGTTAATTGGCGAGCTTCCGCCGCCGAGATATTCCGGCCGCTGTAATCTTGCGTCCGGTGATGAGACGCCGAAGTGAGATTTGATTATCTCCGTGTACCGGGTGCCCCCGCGTGCGTCTCTTTCGTAGAGCTTCTGTATCTGGAAGCTCTGACGTAGTTGATTGATGGTCGCCCCGGTCACATCCGATAGGTCGACCCGCACGTTTGGGAAGCCTGGATTTAACGGGTCTTCCTCGATCCCGATATTGTCCAGGCCCGTGCCTGACGCGCCTGTAAACGAGCGCGTTACCCCCCCTGTCTCTCTCTGGCTCACGAGAGAGCGATACCCGGCCCCGGGGTCCATCAGGAGCCCCTGTACCGGTTCTTCCCCCCCTAGGGGGAGAGGGACCGCTGGTCCCTTTTGCGGCCATGGTAAGGCCGACGTGAAATAGTCATGGCGCTTTCCGCGTCTCATGATTTTGTAGTCCGCTGCCGCGTCCGGGCCATCGCCCGTGTTTTTCGGCAGGGATTGTTGGAGATTTTGGTCTCTGAACCACTCGTTGTAGATCAAGTTATACCCACGGTGATACATTGCCGTGTGGACGAGAGGATCAATACCGACAGGTAGACCAAAATAGTCAGATAGGCTATTAGCCAAGTACCCGCCACTAGGTGCCGAAGTCGTTGGTACCAAGAAGTCCGTCGAATCTTCTGGGTCCTCCTGTTCCCCGTTGAATTTCTGCCAGTTGTCCCAGAGCAGCCGCATCGGGACCGCGAAGAAGAAGCTGTCGCAGAAAAGATTATCCATGAATGGATGAAGGGGTGTAGCAAGACGGCCGAACGCCGTCATGCTGAGATTGAATGTATCGCCGGGCAGAGCCTCGTCTATGAAGACCGGGATCAAGAACCCGGCGTCGAAGGTAGTTTTGTGACCGTGAGACCGGTCAAACGAGGATCTTGGGATTTCCGCCGATGGCGCCCGCGAGAAGTCGTGTTTCATCACCGATTTGCGGGCCATTATACATGCTCCTCGTTGAAGGCTTTCACGCCTTCCATCGTGCGCCCATTAGGCGCCGCTTTTTGGTATTCGATCGCTTTCCCGATCGCCGACATTTTCACGTCCAGTTGGTCGATGGTACCCGTTGCGTCGTCGAACGATCCGAGTTCGAATAGTGTAAAGTCCTCGGGATGCATCCCGAAGGTATGTTTTGGGTCGTTAGCCAGTTCCGTGAACATGCGCACCGCGACCCGTGAGTTGACAGCGTAGAATGGCTGCGTATACGCCGCCGCCTTGCTGTCGTAGACCGAGAAAATTTGATGTATCATTCTGGTTCCATTTCTCGTTTCAGCCCTTTTAGACGGGCCTCTAGGACCGTCTCCCGCACTTTGCGCCGGGCTGGTTGATTTTCGCTATATTTTTTCATAGCTCTTATGCTTCTGGATTGTCGAATAGCCTCAAAGGCATTCTCCTTTACTTGTTTATCATAATATCGGGGTGGTTTGTGTTTTTTTCCATCGATGACTATGAAGTCATCAGGGTACACGTCGGCCTGGAATTTCTTTATCCAGCTCTCGCCGATCCCCTTTGACATTGTCGCGTACTCCGGCGCCCGTTGGAATATTTCCCCGGTTTCCGGGTCCACCCACTCGTAGTGAGATGCTGCAGGTAACCCTGTCACCTTCTTTAGGATATAGCGCGCCACATATGCCGACGACTGGAAGGTTACCGCACCCACTGAGCAGAAGCCCAAACCCCACCGCTCCGATAGAGCAGCCGACGTATACAGTGGATTTCCTCGAACAATTTTCCATAATTTCTTGTCCTCGAAGTCATGATTGAAGAGGCATGCATGGTAGTGAGGTCTTCCCTTGTCCTCGCCGTATTCGCCGCAATGGAAGAATTTTATGTTGTTGCCAAATTTTTTTCGCAGCCGTTTCATGAACTTCTGATAATCGCTTTTTTCGAGGTTTCCTGGATGCCCCTCCGGGCCATCTTGCCGGGGAAGGTTCGCGTCGTTATAGGTTAAAGTTATAAACGAATTTTGACTATGCTGGGAGGCCTCGTTCACGCAGCGGATCGCCCACTGCTTAGAACGTTCCAGGCGACACCCGATGCATCCGCCGCAAGGCAGCGTGATTGGCAATTCGTTATGTATGCCGGCGACCCATTTAAAGGAGATTGGTTTCTTCCCCTCCGAGTTGGGCCGCCGGCGTGTATATGCCGTCTGTGGATGAAAGCACGGCATTTCCTTAGAGGCGAATTCCGCCTCTCCGGACCGACCGAGCTCTTCCGCCCTGATTTTTTCGCGCCACGCGCGTACCCCGCTTGAAATTCTTGCGGGATTTTTTCTTGGTCAGTTTCTTAGGCCTGTACATGTTTTTCTCTCCTCGGTGGTGGTTTGGTGTCATTAAGCATATTGCGATCTAGTGGGGCAATATGCTTTTTGCGGGCTAATCGCCCGCTGGTTGTGTCATTGACCGACCGTTGGTCTCTCCCCTGGCGGGTCCGGAGGCGCCTCAGGCAGCTCCGTTGTAGTTGGAGGGGCCGGGGCAGGGATCGGGACCTCCGGCCCCTCCTTGCGCGTTGTGGGAGGCAGCAGCCCCATTTCGCGCATTTCGTCCTCGTTACTTTCGTCCTCGACGAATTCCAGGAACGCCGCCGGCTGGTTCCCGAACCGGGACCGCATTTTCGCCGGCAGACTGTCGAACGCGGCCTGAGCCGCGAGTATCTGATTCATCGACGTGTGATAGTCCTGGGCTTCGGTGAAGTCCCCATAGTCCCCCTGGAATTTATTCACGTGATCCATGAGCCCGCTCTTTTCAAAGCGAGACATTATCCCGTTGATGTCGCACTCCTCTTTGAAGGATTGCTTCGCCATGGTCTCCTCCGGAAATTTTTTCCGGACCCGCAGATGCGGAGCATGA